GCTCCTGCTCCACCCATTGGTCCTGGGGGTCCAGCAGGTCCCGGGTCACCTTTGGCACCTGCTCCACCCATTGGTCCTGGGGGTCCAGCGGGTCCCGGATCACCTTTGGCACCCGGAGCTCCAGCGGGTCCCGGATCACCTTTGGCTCCTGCTCCACCCATTGGTCCTGGGGGTCCAGGGGGTCCCGGGTCACCTTGGGGTCCAGGTATGTGTGCTCCCGTTCCACCGCCCGGTGGTCCCGGTGGTCCCGGTGGTCCCGGTGGTCCCGGTGGTCCCTGTGGTCCGACAGCGCCATCCACACCATCGCGTCCAGCAGGTCCGACAGCGCCATCCACACCATCGCGTCCGGCAGGTCCGACAGCGCCATCCACACCACCAGGTCCAGCAGGTCCGGTAGCGCCATCCACACCATCGCGTCCGGCAGGTCCGGTAGCGCCATCCACACCACCAGGTCCGGTAGCGCCTGCACCTGTGGGTCCGACAGCGCCATCCACACCATCGCGTCCAGCAGGTCCGGTAGCACCTGCACCGGTGGGTCCTGTGGGTCCAGTAAATCCACCACCTACGGCAATGGGTCCTGTGGGTCCGGTAGCGCCTGCACCTGTGGGTCCTGTGGGCCCAGTAAATCCACCACCTACGGCAATGGGTCCGGACGGAGCGGGTTCCGGTGCTACCGGTGGTGGGGCCACCGGACCTGTCATTCCAGTGAGACCCAAATAGGTAGCAGCGCCCACTGAACCGAGCGCAGCTGCAAGTGCGGTGATTGCTAGTTCAGCCGTAGCCATTGTGTTTACTTCTTATTGTATTCTAATACCCAAAGACCTTGTAAGAATGAATCCGCAAGATCATCCTTCTTGGGGTGCGACAAGAAATGTGCCTGGTTCACTTGAGGAACGAGTTCGCGAGCATGCGCTATGCCTGTCGTTTTGCGTCCTTTATAGCTTGCAGTTGAATCATCCACTGTCACAATGTTCGACAGCTTGTGAGTCGCTGAGACCCCTGAGCAACGAAATCCTCGGCACGAAAAATACATCTGCAACATTGCCTGTACGCCAAACATCCGGCGGTCCATTTGGTTCTCAAACGCAGCAATGTCTGCCCCTTGCCACGAAGTTGCCCGTGCATCAAGACTCTTGATAATCGCCGGAGCCAGATCTAACACGGATCCCTGGATTGCTGACGATACACACTTCTTCCACGTATTCTGCTTGTAGTGGTTGTACAAGAGCTTGACCAGGTCTGCCTTTTTGGTAGCTTCGGTCGTCAGTCCTTCCGCCTTCAACAACTCGTGAATCTGGTTCGGAGTCATCTTGTTTATCTCTGTCTTGGTCAGAGCCTTCTTCTTTCGAGGCGTATGCTTAGTGCAAGAGAACAAGCCATTGCTTGCATGCTCATACCGTGCCGCGGTTGCGCACTTATGACATCTAGGAGCACCGACGCCTGCCTGTTCTCCTAATATGTCAATAATATTCCAATCTACGATTCGTACATCGGTGCGGTCTGTGCCTTCCAGAACGCAAAAAGCTAAATTTCTAATGCCTACGTCGAACGAGATCACTTTCATTCTATGTTTTACTCTTGTTCAGTGTAAATATCCCCCTGCCACCGCATATAAGAAACCCCTGTGCTATCTCCTCCTGCTGAAAAGAGTGAAGTTTCGTTTGTGTGCACTGTGGCTCGCAACCAGCTCTTTTTTGCCAAACTGTTTTCAACAAAAGGATTCTGATGCAACTTGAGACTCAAAGTAGACATTGCTGCTCGCAACCTGTCTTTTTGTTCATTGCGCGGAATCCGTCTCATTTCTGCGGGCCTCAAGAAGAATTCAATTCTCTCTTCAAGAAACTCTCGCATGGGTAAGGAATATTGGCAAACGAGAATATTGTGCCCGGATGTAAACGCGTTCATAACTTCGATAAGTGCATTTACTTCATCTGTTAACTTTCGCCCCCGGATAAACCGTAACTTTCTGAGCTTTTCTTCAATGTTGCTTCTAGAACTTGTCGCAAGTTGGTGCGAGACAATGGCTGACTTTGGAATTTTATTTGGCGGTGTGCGATCTCCCGGTGGTGTGAGCATATTTAGGTGAATTCTATCTTCCCACCCGAGAAATGGAATGAGTGCGTGGCGAAGAACATCAACTGGCAGAACATCAAAGTATGTGGGTGCCCCCACGGGCGCGTGGTATATGAAATCGAGAAGAGTTGTCATTTTGTCCGGGGTAGAGTCTTTTGTCTGGGGGCGCCTAAATCCATTTTAGACAGTAGCCTTGAGCAGCGAGATCAGAACGGGCTTGGCGTCCGACTTGCTGTACGGGATGCCACGCTGAGTCAGAATCTCCTGAAGCTCCTTCTTGGACTTGTCTTGGAGACCATCCGTATCCAGGGGAGCCGGAGGACCATCCACGACCTCTGCATCTTGCGGAACGGACAGACGATCATCCTCCTCATCCGACGTGGGAATCTCGGCGCGCTGAAGAGTCTCCGTGGGCTCGGGAACAGTTGCAAGTTCCACCTTCGGCTGCGTGGCCATCAGCGTCGAGTTCAGATCGCCAATCACAAGGGCGACTGCATTCATATTCTGGAAGAGGCGAGTCTGCTGCCAATAGATCCAACCGACCATACCCGCGAGAACAAGGACCATCGAGGCGAGAAGGGCAATCGAGGCGTGAAGGAACTCCATTTATACGAGGGTGGGGAAAGGTTGTGGCGTCTTAAACGAGATTTACTTCGTCGTCTTCGATATAACCAGACACGCGTCGCGGTCGAGTCTGTGGGCACGCCCAGGATCCAACAATCACAGTGGCTGTACAGACCAGGATCGAGCCAACCACAACCAGTGCGATAATGCCGTCCTCATTCATTGCCTTTCTTTCGGCGCCTAAAGGTAAATGCCTCGTCGTATGCGTGGAGGTGATGACGATGGATTTGGAGTGGGAGACGCCCTTCAGAGCGCAGCGCTGGTTGGAACGGGAGCGTACCTTGCTCGCCAAAACCCGAACTCAAGTGTTCTGGGTGTTGTCGGGACAGCCGCCAAGTACTTTGCCTATGCCATATTTGGACTCGTCTTGTTCTTTGCCATCTTCTTTGCTCTCGCAATGATGTTCGGAAAGAAGAAAGAGGATCCTCCGGCCGATACAACAAACTCTGCTTCAGGGACTCCCTGAAAGAAGTAATCTTGCCTCCTCAATAAATGCCCGCTAAGAAAGGAGGTGGTTTTCTCGAAACAATGGTTGCATCGGGTGTTGGTGCCTACGCTGCGAAGAACTCTTCGTCAATGAAGGGACTGCTGTTCACTCTTGCCAAGTATGTTCTTGTCATTGTGGTTGTGTCGTTTCTCATTATGTTTGTTTTGAGGTCAATCTCCACGGAGAACTTTGTTCCCGTGACGCCGTCGAAGGGAGGTGACGAGAAGACAACGACGCCTGCTGGAAACGTGATCCTTCATTGATAGCAGTTCTTGTACGGACGGCAGCTGGCCTTCTGCGTGAACCCCATACGTCTGCACGGCGTTTTTTTGCAATACTTCCTAGACATCAGCCTCTTCCTGGTCTTTCGGCGCCCTCCTTGATTCACAACGCTAGAACTTCCGGGCTCATGAACTTGTCCGACTAAGCCATCCAGATCTCTAAACTTGTTTACAAGCATGTGATCATACTCAACTGCAAGCTGTTTCACAAGCGTGTGATACGGCAACGTAACATCTGCTTCTGCCAGTACAACTGTAGTGTCATCAACATCCATAAACTCAACATTGGCCCTTTTGACACTGTCGACGGCGTCAGGTGAAAAGTTCCAGTTCAGCTGTTCTTTGAAATACTGTGTAACGATTGTCTTTTTCCCCGCGGTTAACACGGGCGTGTAGTACAGTCTCAATTTAACGTGATACGTTCTTTTTGTCTGTGGTGATGGGTCCTCGTCCCCCATTTATATCTTCATTGAAATATAAATGAAGATGCCTACGATTCCTAAGTGGGGGTGGATCCTGATCGTGCTCGCCGCAGTCTACTACGTGTTCATGCGCGAGGGCATGGCGGTGAAGAAGGAGCCGTCGACAACCGCCGTGGCAAACACGGCAACCGCTTAAAAGTCTGCGTCCAACCGGATCGGATCCGATGACGATACACGAGAATACTCGGATACCTTCTTCTCAAAGAAGTTGGTCTTGCCCTCCAAACTGATCAAATCCATAAAATCAAACGGATTATGCGCACCAAAGATCTTCGGCGTGCCCAACTGGACCGCTAACCGATCCGCCACAAACTCAATGTACTGACTCATCATCTTTGCGTTCATGCCAATCAAGGAACACGGCAAGGCATCGCAGATGAACTCCTTCTCCAGCTCCACCGCCTCCTTGATGATTTCGTGAACCGTGTCCTCGAATATCTTGGTATTCAGCGTGTGGAACAGAGCCACGGCAAACTGCGTGTGCAGACCCTCATCGCGAGAGATGAGCTCGTTGGAAAAGGTCAGTCCCGGAAGGAGACCACGCTTCTTCAACCAAAAAATGGAGCAGAAGGCACCCGAGAAGAAGATGCCCTCTACACAGGCAAATCCGACCAGGCGGGTGGCAAAGGACTTGTCAGACCCCATCCAGTTCAGCGCCCACTCTGCCTTCTTGCCGATACACGGGATGGTTTCAATGGCATTGAACAGCTTAGCCTTTTCATCCTCGTCCTTGACATACGTATCAATCAGCAGCGAGTACGTCTCCGAGTGAATGCCCTCCATCGCATTCTGGAAGGAGTAAAACAGCTTCACCACCTGGGAGTCCACTTCACCCTGAAAACGGGTGACAAGATTCTCCATTACGATGCCATCCGATCCAGCAAAGAATGCCAGCACGCGTCCAATAAAATGCTTCTCATCAGCGGTCAGCTTTGCCCAGTCGGATTGATCCTTGCTGAAGTCAATCTCGTCCGGCGTCCAAAACACGGCGACGCTCTGCTTGTACATCTTGTAGAGGTGTTGCTCGGAGTGTTTGATAGGGAAGAGAGTGTAGGACATTGCTATGTATATAGCGGAGAATACACTTAAACCTTTGTCTCCGGTTACTACAATGAGCAGTACAACTGGCGTCCAAAACCTATTGACAAATGTGTTTCGTCCCACATTTATCTGGGATGTCACTAGCAATGTCTATCGGACAAGGCTTGAGTTGACGAATGTCGATACGGTCTCTGCAAATACGGTCACCGCATACGCTGCAAAGATTGGTGACTCGAGGTCGAACGTGTACGTGGGTGTGGGTGCGGGAAATGAGTACTCTGTTCTGGTAAGCTCGAGCAACTCCAACGACACATTTGTTGGAACTGGCGCCGGTGGGTCAACATCAAATGTAACAAACTCGGTGTTTCTTGGACAACGTGCCGGATTTGGTGCCATCGGAAGCGCAAACAGTATCTCAATCGGAGCCAATACCCTGAACGGTGGAAACTCAAACATTTACATTGGTGCCAATACCGGGATTGCCAGCGGCTCCAACAATATCTTTATCGGACCGGGCATTTCCAATGGAGGCACGTCTGTCTCCAACACCCTTCTCGTTGGGAGCGGATCCAATACATTGTTCAGAGGAGATCTTGTGAACAATCGGGTTGGCATAAATACAACTGCACTGACAAGTCCATCAACGTACATTACGCTAGATGTGAATGGATACACACGCATCGGCGGACCCACAGACAACGGAAATCTTGGAATTAACACTCTTCCGGGTACCTATACGCTGGACGTCAATGGAGATATGCGAGTCTCCGACGGATACGGTGTCCTTACTTTTACACATGACTCAAACAGCAACAGCGTTACGTCTATCAGTAACACGGCGGGATATGCCAGCTGCAATGCAACTCTACAAGTAACAGGTGGGTTCTTTTCAAAACGCGGGACGGTCTCAGTTGGACCTGGATCAGGAGTTACAGTTGGGACATGGAAAAAGGGAATCACAATCGTGTCTGCACAGGACACGTTTGCGTCATCGAACTATCTGGCACAGATTGTACTTGTTACGGCAACTGGAGGTGTTAATACACTCTTGCCTCTGGTGTCTTCGAATAGCGGAACTACGTACATTGGTCCGTCATCCAGCAATATTGATGTTACAAACGGTACGGGATCTACAATTATCTATGACTATTCGATCACGTACTTGCCGATGCCCTAAACTTCTCCACAATCTTGCGAATGGACACCGACGAGACGCCCGAGGCTGCTGAGACCTTGGCAATTTGACCACCCAGTACCGAGCACACCACTCCAGCTACGATCGTCTTGGGTGTGTGCTCCATCTCGGGTAAGCCCTGGAGCATCAGAACGATTGCATCACGGTCTGTATCCGACAAGTCCATCTCTGCACAGATGCGCTCAGCAATCCCCAGCTGGGTATTGAGCACGTTCGATCCACTATCCGTAAATCGAGTCAGTGCTTTGCAAAGAGATCGGATGGAGACGTGGAAGAGGGCAGCCACCTCTTCATGGGTCCTGGTTGCGTCGTGCTGGCGACAGGAGGTGAAGATCGCCGCTGCCATCAGGGCCCTACGAGTTTCTCCACGGGTCTTCTGGGCATCCTCTACCTTCTTGAACATTGCACAGCCATCCATGACAATCGCCTTGGGCAATCCTGCTCGTACACACGACTGCTGAATCGCATCAAAGATGCCCATCCAGGACCTCTCTCCGTGACTCGAGAACGACCACGCAGACAGTTTTGCAATTGACTTTCCTTCCTCTGACTGCTGTCCACCCCGACGGCGCATCATCATCGATCCGTAGGATGAATCAGGAAGGAGTTCGCTCGTGATCGTCCCCGTTCGGGACGGGTCGTCTTCAGTATTGCCGTAGACTCGCCATTCGGCTCCCTCATCAATAGCAGATCCCAGAATCGTCCCACAGAGAGTGCACACGCGCTCACCATCATTGACCACAACTTCATGGTCACAGCTCATATGCGTCTCTTTGTTTTGCGATGGCGCTTTCCATTTTTTCTGCGTGTGCGTCGTCCTCCAGGAGGAGCCCACCGAAATGCAAAAATCTCGCCCTTTCTTTCTGTGATCCGTGCGTTAAGCGTGGTTCGTATCTGAGCCTTCTCGTCAGCTGAAACAGTAACGGTAAAGTCGCGGTGTGTTGGAACAAACCGATCAGGCGTCGATCGTAGATCAAGACCTGTTTCTTCCCATAGCTCGCGGGCAGCACAAACGACCGGATCTTCTTTTGGTTCACATGTTCCACTTACAGGTTTAAATCCCGGCAAGGGCGCATAAATATACTGACGATGTTTGCTGTCAATGTCTCGTATCTGGGCAAGGGGATACTGTGGATGAGCAGCCTGCCATTCGGCCCAAGTAGCTGGTAGATCGACGGGGTCCTTATCGTCTCCGCGAAACTCGTCTGGAATCCTCAGTCGCTCAGGCCTACCTTTTAACAGTGAGCCTGGAATCATGATATCTCTCCCCGTTTGAACGGTAAGAGGTGACCTATTGGCATCAACTACGTGAATAAGCACCATTACATAGATGTGAATATTTTTTGTCAAGTCAGGTAGTAATGGCACTTGCAGGCTCGTTCTTACAACGCCCGGACAATGCTGATCTCATGCTTGCTCTAGCCGGAACAACCAAACTGATTAGCGACGCGGTTGAAGACCGACTAGATAAAGTACTTAGTAAATTACCCGCAGGGCACAAGAATCTAGTTTATAGAGGTAGTGTAGATGCTGATGGTAAAAATCCAAAGATTACAACCGAGGCCATGGCAAAATCTGACGCGCTAAATCAAATTATCCTTCTAGAAAATGTTTATCATAAACGAGGTATTTGTGAAGTCAACTTTGAAACCCTTGCAACAGTACTTTCAGGTTATCTAGAAAAAAATGACTGGGCCTCAGCGCTCGCCCAGGCAATAGACTGTATGCGAAAGCGCAGAACGACCAATGAACATAGCCGCATGAGACCCGAAGAGACTATTCATGCAAACTACGTTCGCCTCCTTAACGCTCTTATCCACGATTTAAAATCTCATATAGGGACCCCTGGTATGCAGGTTGGTCTCTATCAATATGTAAGTAATAATCCTGATCCGAGGGTCAAACCGACAATCTACGATATGAAAGTTGAGCCCATAGATGGTATAATTATCAAGACTGCAAGACCATATGATGTTCCGGCTACAGCCGTTGCAGAGGTTGCTCGATATGTTGATATTGGAAATAGGCGTATGCAACTAGGTGACACAGTAAACGCCGGCAGGAGAACAAGACGTCGCCGTGCGTTCAAAAAACATCCAAAGAAGTCTCGCAAAAGAATGAGTCGGCGAGCGTAGTGCCGTCCAAAATGGATCGTCTTTTTCTCACTCAAGTAGAAGATGGGCGTGCCTGTAAATTCAATTAGATTCGTCTCCTGTACGGGAAACGCGATCCGGGTTAAAGTCCTGGCAGGCACAATCACAACATCTGTAGTTCAGTGGTAGAATGCACCGTTACCACCGGTGTGACTTGGGTTCGATTCCCGGCAGATGTAACCTTTTTTTTCTGTATATCAACATAGATGTCCAAGATCGCCTATACTGGAGTTTTCTTAGATGCCGCGTCTAAGAAAATACTTCACGACAAATATGATGATCAACTCCCGGATGGCTGGACGTGGAGTGGTGACCACATGACAATTGACGTTGGGAAAAAAGATACCGAATTGCCAAAAGATACTGGCACGGAGGTGACTCTCACTGTTACACAGATTGGTAAGAGCAATGATGCATGGGCGTTGAAGGTTGATGGCTACAGATCAAGCAACGCAATACCGCACATCACCTTGGCACACCGAGTCGCGGCAAAGGATAGCAATAAAATTGAGAACTGGGAAGATATTAAGCAGTTTACCCTGACAGGAAAGGTAGGAGCACAGTATCACAACGGAGGCCTACCATATGTTGGGGCTCGTCGCAAAAGAACACGCCGTGCGGTAAACAAGTTAAAGAATAAACTCCGTAGAAAGATAAGCCGGCGGGCTTGAGGGCGTCTAAAATGGATCTACCTTTTGACAGCCTAGTATCCTTCACACCAGTAGTTCAGTGGTAGAATGCACCGTTGCCATCGGTGTGACTCGGGTTCGATTCCCGACTGGCGTATTTTTCCTTTTTGATCTTCGATCTCGGAGTTCAAACAGAGATCAACGCATTGCTCCAAGAGTTGACGGATCGTACACTTGGGGACGATAGTTTGTGAGGAGCGGTGGACGGTGCTGGTTTATCTTGCTACCCGCCGTCTTAAGCCAGGAAATCAGCAAATATTTTTCGTCAATCACCCACACCATGTACCCGCCTTGGGACAACACGTTCATGATGTATTCACGGGCTTCGGTCATTTGGAACAGCGGATATCCAAAGACGTAGGCGGGAATTTCAAAGACGATATACGGTGCATTGGGTGAATGCGTGGCTTGTTTGCGGATTTGACCGTAGAGCTGACTCAACACGGGTCTCATGGCGCGCATGCGTTTTTCACGGCGATCTTCTTGTTCGTCCCATACATCACGGGCTTTCAGCATCCTTACATACTCATTGTAAGAATGTTTCGAGCAATTGCCCTCGGAGGTGGTGGAGTACGAGGTGGAATGATGGTTGGAGGATTGGCTGCACTCGAAAAAACACAACCTCTTGTATTTCCAGACGGGATCTATGGCTGTTCTGCCGGCGCCGTTCTTGCGACTGCAGTTGCATACAAGATTCCAATCGCGGGGATCCGCCTAATGTTTGAGACGGGGTTCAATCTGTCATCCGTGATTCCGTCGATTAATCTGACGTCTATTACGTCATTCACCACGCAAAAGGCACTGTTTCCGATGGATGCATTTGAAAAGGCTGTCTTGTCGGCATTTGATGAACAAGGTGTCGATCTACGAAATGCCGTCATTGGTGATGCGCCACAGAAGTTATATATTCTTGCTTCAAATTTGACAACTCGGAAGTCTATTTTTCTGACTGGAAATGTACCCGTCCTTGCCGGACTAAAGGCATCGTGTTGTCTTCCTTTCGTGTTTCATCCGCCTGTTATTTTCAACAATGTATATGTGGACGGCGGCGTCTATGCACATAACATTCACAAGGTGGTTCCTCCCGAGTGTTTGGTGTTTCACATCAGTCGCGCCGAGTTCAATATAACGCCTGAGCGACTCCAAACAATGTCGATCACAGACTATGCTGCAACATTGTATGAGGCGGTCAGAACAGAGTCCCAACCAGATAATGTTGTATGGTTCAAGAATGATCGGATTTCAATCCTTCAACAGCTGACAGACGACGATAAGAAAGAGTTGTTTGAATATGGATATGCGAATGTCTCACGATTCATTGCCAAACGTCTGCCTGAGGTAGTCAGTTAATCCGGCAGCAGTTGGGGTCTTGTCGTATGTGTAGAGTCCCGTAGATGTCTCAAGCTTGATGGTCGGGTAGGAATCAATTTGATACAAGTCGGATGTTTCGCGATCCTTCTCTGCATTGACGCGAACAAACGACACCTCGGTTGTTCCAAATGTACGAGGACCCGCTTCGAGCTTCTCCCACTCGGGCATTGCCTTGATACAGTGTCCACACCAGTCTGTATGGAAAAAGTAGAGGTTTGCCTTGTCCTTTTGGACTTCGCGCTTAGGTGCTGACTTCAGGTAGGGCTTCCACAGTCTCCACACAAGATACACGATGAGAGTAAGTGCAAGAACGACCAAGATTGTATTCATTACTTGAGAACACGAGAAATTCTACGTTGCAACTCAAACCAGCGCAGATAGGCTTCTTCTGGGCTTATTTTCTCCTTGATCTGCATCCATGCAATGTCCGTTGTCATTCTCTCGGGTTCAAATGGACGGGGCTGAATCTTGATCCAACGACCATTGTGGCGTACTAAGAAAATGGAAGTTGTTTCCATTACATTCTAAGTGGCAGGTAAGTGGTAAATGGAAGGGGTCGCAGCAATCGTCACCAAGGGTATCCTGGCAGTCGTGGGCAACTATGTGGTTCATTTTGCGGCATCAAGGGTCTACGACACATTCTGTGTCCCTCATACACTCGGAGAAATCGTCTACACTCTCGTCTCTACATCAAGTCCGGTTTGCGTTCTCGCTCTGGGTACAATGCAGCTCACACAAAACAATTACGGAACGTTGCTGACCACAACGTTGGCGTCACACCTAGTTGCTGGGTTGAGGGTCACATAACGAGCTTGTCCGAGTGGTTAAGGAGACAGTCTTAAGATCTGTTGGCGAAAGCCGCGTGGGTTCGATCCCCACAGCTCGTATCTATTTATTTTTTGTTGTGTGGCGCCGTCTCCGGCGAGTACGTCTACCTGCAGCAGCAGGGGTCGTATACCACGTTTCATACAATCCAGAATTTCCTTTATCGTCGAACATACGCCCCTTCTCAATCGCCGCCTTCCTCCGCGCCACCTGATCTTCCGGAACCGGCAGTAATAAAAAGCCAGGTGTTTTCTTTTCAGCATCTTGATAGAACGTCCCGCCCCCAAGCACAATCACCTCTGCTTCGTTGCGAAGGTGGTGTTTGAATCGTTCAACCCGGTCGGTGGGCAACGGATCTGGGTTAACCGCAATAAGATGATCTAATCTTCTTGCAAAAGCGCGGTCAAACGATACCTTAGAAAGATCAATCGCTAGCGCATCGTCCAAATGAATCGTGAACAAACAACATTCAATCAACGGTTCTACCTGAGAAAAGTTGCTTTGTCCGACAAAATCCGTGAAGTTGACGGCTGATCTACGCGCAAGCGATGTAGACATAAAGTTTTTTCGTCCTACTGTAAATTCAATTGTCTTCTTAAATTTGGTGTGACCGCGATATACGGTAACACCAGAAAGTCTTTGGTTTGCGCGTTTGATGATGTCTGGGATGCGATCCATACACGCACGCGGGCACTTTGTGTCCGAATAGTCAGCTAGTACATATGCAAATAAATCAGCTTCGTCTTGTTCTGGCAACTCCATTATTTAGACCCGAGGAAATCCGACCAGGTTGGCACCGATTCCGAATCCGGCACCGGTACGAGCCGAAGCACCTACGCTAGGGGCATAGATGTCCAGGATGGCGAACGTGGCAGTGGCGACGAGGGCGATCATTCCAACCTCGGAAACTTTGAGCGTCTTGCCAGGCAGGACGAAGGCGGCAATGGCCACCGCGAGACCCTCGAGGAGGTACTTCACAAGGCGAGTTACAAGGTCGGCCATATCAACACCGGCAGAGGGGGTGGGCTTCGGCTTAGAATCCATTTGTTTGGTTCTATAGTCCGAAGATTTTTTACATGCCACCCGAATACACCTTGTACGTTACAAGCGGCACACCAACAGCCCACACCACCCACCAAGGAACATACAGGGACAGGTATTGCAGGATCACAAAGAACACAACCGCGTGGATGGCCGCCGCCATCATCGTGGTCGGTCCAAGGGACAGGAGGACACCAGGGCACAGCAGAAAGAAGAGGTACGCGGTCGTAAAGATGTCGTACATTTATGTTCTTGCGGAGAAAGGACTTTCAAAGGAACCGATGAAAAGAGTAAATGCCTCGCACTGAACTCCCTAAGCGCGATGAGGATGGACCGATCGACTACCTCGACGAGGACCCGGAGATCCCGACCCAGAAGTACTGCGTGGTGTCCTTTATCAGCCCCGAGAAGGTGATTAAGCAGAAGGAGGAGTTTATGTTTGAGAAGTTCGTGTCGTGGATGGACTATGAGTGGAAGGTCAAGGGACTTGAGAACTTCATGGCATTCCTGTCTAAGAAGTACTCGGTCAAGATTGATGATCTGCTAAAAGATGCATCTGACTTTGTGAATGTTCGCAAGGAGGAGGTCAAGAAGACGGATATCCACGAGCAGTACCAGATCTTCCTCCTGAAGAATGAGAAGGAGCTCCAAGAGACGTACGACAACACGGTTGACTTCCGCACGAACATCCGCGGTGTCAAGGTCCGTCGCTCGTTTGCTACGGTGGAGGAGACGCAGATGTTTGCCAAGGTTCTTCAGCGTCGCTACCCGAAGGACAACCTGTACATTGGGAAGGTGGGTGCGTGGCTGCCGTGGGACCCCTCGGAACACCTGATGCCTGAGGTGGAGTATGCCGAGAAGGAACTGAACGAGCTGATGCGCAAGTACAAGGAGAACGAGTCCAACAAGGAGCTCTTCTTCGCGGAGCAGCGCGAGGAGTCGATCAAGGCGCAGAAGGAGGAGAACGAGCGTCGTCGCAAGGCAAATGCGGCCGAGAAGTCGCTGGAGGATGCCGCGGCACCGGTGCACCCCAGTGAGGGTGCGCACCGCGATTAAAAGGTGCACAATAATAAGCATGGTACGATCTGCACGTCGATCGGTAAAAGGCGGGCGTCTCCGCGTTATAACTGGAAAAGAGCTCGTTCGTGATTTTGTGGATCTGGATGACCTCAGTGTTACCGATGCTCTTGCGCTCAGTCCCAATCACATCGTTGTGTTTAACTATCTTCCGGCGACCCCTGGAAACCCGATCAGTCTTGCAGATAGCGGCACTACATTCGACAGGACCAATCATGCGTTTATTGACCCAGATATGGGTCAAGTGACGAGGGGGCACAATGTAGACTTTGGTTCAGGTAAAAGCGTTACGAGTCCGCATAACTATGCGATCTTGTCAAATCCTTCGAACAGACTATTTGTGTATACTACAGGTGGTATACAACCCGACACAAATAAGAGAGTTATTACGGATGTGATTGGATTTAGAACAATCGATGAACTTAATCGGTGGCTTGACCCTCCACCCCTGCCGCCCCCTCCACCGTCTCCGCCGCCTGCGCCTGCGCCATCGGTAAACGACGATCAGGAATACATCTACAGCGACCAAGAGGAGGATAGCGGAGGATCTATTCGCCGCCGGTCTTCTTTACCCAAACGGAAGGCGGGGCGTTCTTCTTCCTCATTGAAGTCGAGTTATACTCGTCGGCGGCGAGCATTGCGGATTGGAAAGGGCGGTTATCGTTCCACAAGGAAGAGTCGCAAAGTCTGAACGGCGGATGCTCTGACGCCTTGTACCAAAAGACCTGGTCGTCAAGCTTGTTGGAGGGTACGTTGTTACAGATGACCAGTCCTTCGTAGTTTTCTGTGCACTGGTCCATGAAATCACAGAACATTTCAAACGTCGGAAACATACCTGCGTAATTCTCGTAAATTCTACGACGATTCCCCAGGATATTCTCGCGCAGAATGAAGACAAAGTCCACGTTGGTACGCAGATTCGGTGTAATACCGAGTGGGTACTGCATGGTGATGATGGTCAGCATATCAAGGTGCCGACCGTTCATGAAAACAAACCGAGTCGACTCTTCGTTGATCCACTCCTTGGCTGCGTACAGGCAGTCGTCGAGAATCAAGAACGCCCGGGGATCAAACGGTTGTCCGGAGGCTTTGGACTTCAGGAACCGTTGCTTTGCTTGAAACTGGCGCTTGATAAATGCCTGTACTTTGGTAGGCTCATATTTATCATGGATCAGCTTGGAGGGGACAAACGATTGGAAATACTCGTTCACAGCCTCTGTGGGTGAAATCACCATCCCCGCCGGAAAGGAGTCCTGAACATTGAAGAGCAGGTCACGTGCTAAGAAGGACTTGCCCGTGTCCTTCTTTCCGATGATCACGATCATAGGACTTTTCCGCGAGTCCATTCCACACCGTTCTTTGATCATGTCCATATTGAACTTCTTAAGATTGAAGTTTTGTGTCATCTTGTTCTCACTGTCGTTTATTTTTCTGCATTCATCACCGAGACATCTCATAATGGGAAAGGATCTGAGAACGACATCTGTACAGATGAAAATTCATCGTATGCCCAGACTGGACGGATCCGCGTGGTCAATGAAGACGATGCAGTCGTTCTTCCCGTGCTTGGAGAAGCTCTTCAAGACAGACAACCTGGCAAATGTCAGTGACTATGGCGTAAAGCTGGAATATCCGATTGAGGCGATTGTAGATGCAGGTCATGTGAAGGTTCAGGGGCAAACACTTCCGATCCATCGCAAGACAACCATGATTCTGTCACCGTTCAAGACGATGCGCGGTGACTATGGTTCTTTTGGTCTTCCCCATCGGACGGACATTGCCAATGACATGCAGGAGCGGATGCAGAGCCCCCACACAGCTGCTTATGTGGGTGCGATTACGTCGATCGCCCTGTCAGAGTCTGGTTGCGATCACTTTCCTACGGTGTATGGCGTGTATGTTGGTATTGCTGGGTCTCATACAATCGACATCTCGGACGACTACGAAGAGCTGACAGAGAAGGGGTGGTTTGCCGATCGGATTGGCAAAACCTTCGAACTGAAGCTGAGGACAGCGGGTCACGATGCCGAGTTCAGTCATACACGCCGTGCTCGTCTTGCCGTTGAAACTGCAGAGGACATTGATCTTGGCGATGTAGACGACGTCGATGCCGATCACGTAAGCAATCCGGATAGAGAAGGCGACGTGGAGAAGTACGACGTTGCCTCGTCCGGGTCCCCTGAGATGGAGGATGAAGAGTCCGAAGATGACGATGTATATGATATCGAGTCTTGTGGATGCTCAGACGGAACCAACGACGACGAAGGAGAAGAAGAGGAACCCGAACCGTTTGCTTGGGCTACATTTACAAATGTGCCCGTGGTCACAACTGTGATGGAGCGTTGCGAGGGAACTTTTTACCAGCTGATCAAGGAGCACCCCGAACCCGAAAAGCACACGGCTTGGATTTCCCAGGTAGTCTTTGCTCTTGCGTATGCCCAGCGCAACTTTGGATTCACGCACAATGATCTCCACGGGAACAACATCATGTATGTCAAGACCGAACAAACACACTGCTTCTATATCCACGCCGGAACTCCTTACAAGGTCCCCACGTTTGGCTACCTAATGAAGATCATTGACTTTGATCGCGCAGTTATCAATCTGCGTCTGACGGGTCTGAAGGAGGCAAAGACCTTCATCAGCAATCAGTTTCAGGAGGACGAGGAAGCAGGAGGTCAGTACAATATGGAGCCTTTTTACAACAACAAGCACCCTCACATCGGTGCTTCGTCATCATTTGATCTGACTCGTCTGGCTACGTCGATCTTCTGGGATATGTTTCCCAAAGGACCGAAGCATGAAGTTTCGCATCCGCTGTTTAGTATCCTTTTGCAGTGGATGAAACAGACAGATGGATCGTCAGTGATGTTTCGTGCAAAGATGGACAATCACGACCGCTACCACGGATTTGATTTGTACAAGGCAATTGTGAGGTATTGTGTAGACTCAGCGGTTCCTAAGAAGGAGATTAGCCGGATGGTCCAGTACCGCGCAACCCCATCGGCAGCTCAGCTTGGGGATGCATTGATGATTGAAGCTTAGCGTCCTCTAGAATCTTTAGGTCCTTTTTGGCGTCTGCCCACTGACCATACGCATAGTCAATCGTCTTTGTAGGACCCTTAGGATAGTACAATGTGATACGCGGGTTAGATAGATGGTCAACACCATACCAAACTTGATCCAATCCTGCAAGTTCAACCAGTCTCCCTGCAACACGAACTGTACGCAACATACTGTTTATATATGCTTGTCCTTAGACCGTATTATTCATCGGCATGAACTATATAGGCTGGAATCGTTCGTTTGCGTTCCAAATAGGCTGCAACAATGCGATGAGCCCCATCCAGCAACGTATAGGTTCCCTCTTTCAATACGATCCATATGGGCTCTGTATCCCCTCGTTGCCGTATTGTTTGCCTATGATGTAAAACCGAATCCAAATCTGCTTGTCCTCTAGGACGGTTTTCTTTGGGGTATGGATTGCTCGAAAGACGATTCGTATTAAAGTTATTTAGGATTTTTAGTTCCGACATTGGAAACCTCACGTACCTACTATGAAAAATATGGTAATACATTGAGGATTTCTTTGTTTTAAATAGTTTCAGAGTTACAGATGTATCCACTGAATCTTGCAGCGCATCCATTCTATCCTTAGTATGGATTAAAACTCCGGCTTTCCAACAAACATATCCTGAGCAGTAGACGCCACAGTCTCAGCTACATCCGTAACTGTCTCCGTTCCCAGGGAATACAGAATACCGGTTGCCAGGACTCCCGATCCACCGGCAATCTTCCCCATATCTGTGTAATCGACCGGCTGTGCCCTTGCACGGCGATCAACTACATACAGGAGTGCAGCAACAACCATGACAACGCCAACGATCATACCAAGTGTCTGGTAGTCTGTCATTTGCTTTTTGAATGTGGATTGGTTTAGACACACTTAGACGCAGCGCCGCAGTTAAAGATCCAGCTTGACGACACCAGCAGGCTTGGCGGCAGGTTCCTCCTCGTCGTCCGACAGATCGAGCTTGATATCCTCACCCATTGTGAGGCGAGGGCGATCGTCCTCCTCCTCATCTTCATTGTCTGTCTCAAACTCAACCGTCTCCGATTCACCAAATGTCAGAGCGGGCTTGGGCTCCGGCTTCTTCTCGGGCTCCGGAGGAGGCGCGGCGGCGGTGGTGGGTCGAGCCTGGAAATACGCCTTGCTGATGTCCTTCCACGGGATGAAACTATCGATCACTTCGTCCAGGGTTCCACCAAGCATCGCCTCAATGTCCCGACGGTTACGAGACTGCTGCTCCGAAGACACGTCAATGGTCTTAAACATATACGCATTCGACCAGCACTTGCGGGCAGCCGCCTTGTACATCGTGAAAATGAACTTGCTAAGCGAGGGACGATCAAACTCAATGTTCACGTGGGCCTCGTCGGACTGCTGCAAGGTGGCAAACGCACGGATGTAGCTAACAAACACGCCCAGCAAAAGATCGTCCATGTACTCGCACTTGGACACCTTTTCGATACGAGCAACCTCCGTGTTCAGGATTTCATCCGTCCACTGGGGGACGCGGGTCAGAAGATTCTGGAATGTCTTCAGGGTCTCACCGGGCTGCTTGTTGCGTACGCAGGCAACCTTGGCATTGTCGTAGATGCTCCACAGACCATCTGCGACGTGAGGGATGAGAACGCGACTCAGGTTCTCACGAAGCGACTGCTTGACAAAGTCGGTGCTCATTTACTTAGACACAGCGAAGAGTTCAATGTTAATACGGACGCAGATGCCAAAGTTTGTCTTGATCTTGATGGTCAAGAATGAAGAGAAGATCATTCGGCGATGTATGGACGCCGTTGAATCGGTGGTGGATGCGTTTGTGATCACCGACACTGGATCGACGGACAAGACGACCGACATTGCTATGGATTTCTTGATGACCCACGAGGGCTGTCTTGAGGTGAATACATGGAAGAATTTTGGTCATAATCGTAGCTTGAGCTTCCAGAATGCGCTCGGATATTGCAAGGCCAAGGGGTGGGACTTGACAGATTCGTATGGTCTTTTGCTGGACGGCGATATGGTGTTTGTTCCAGGGTGCCTCAAGGATCAGACCCTTGGTGATCTTGGATATACGATACTTCAGATAGCCGGAGATCTCGAGTATCCAAATGCCCGTCTGGTCAGGATGGATTACGACTGGATCTGCAGGGGGGTGACTCACGAGTACTGGGATGGACCATGCGCTTCCCTTTCAAAGGACATTTGTTATATCAATGATCGAAACGACGGTGGCTGCAAGGCTGATAAGTTTACTCGTGATTTGGCACTCTTGACCAAGGGTCTTGAAGAGGAACCAACGAATGTTCGGTATATGTTCTATCTTGCACAAACCTACCATTCAATGGGGAAGCACGAGGAGGCAATCGAACACTACAAGAATCGGATTGCTGCGGGTGGTTGGTTTGAAGAAGTTTGGTACTCGCACTACATGATTGCAAAGTCCTATGGATCTCTGGATAAGCAGTTTCTGTTTGAAGAGTGGGTTGAAAAGGGATTCGACTATTATCCCGGTCGTTCAGAGGCTCTGTATGCGCTTACAAAGTATTATCGGGAGAAGGGTCAGCCATACAAGGCCTATCACTATCTTCAAAAGGGCAAGTCAATCCCTATGCCAAAGGATTCCTTGTTTATTGAGACGGATGTCTACAATGGATTGTTTGACTACGAACAAACGATCTTAGATTACTACGTGAAGTCGGATGTACGCGAGGGTCTTCATAGTTGTGTTCGGTATCTGTTGAAGATGGGGCATTTCAAAGACAATGTTATTGGGAATCTTGTGTTTTATGCAAAGCCACTCTCATCTGTCCGTACTCGACTTAAGCTTCCTGCTCCGTTTGGCGATGAGTTCAAGCCATCTGCTGTTTCGCTGGTGTCGTATCCACTTGCAAATATCCGCTATGTAAACTACGTCGTGAAAGACGGGGCATTTATTGTTCCGAACGGACTCTCACTCTGCGAGAATGCATGCGTCAATCTATTGACGGGGGACGTTCTTGTCAAAATGAAAGAGTCAACTGTGGGTCTTCCAAGTACATCACACACCATTCGTGGACTTGAAGATGTACGCGTGTATTCAAATAGAAATGGTCAGCTTGAGTTCACGGCAACGGTCCATAACTACGAACAAGATGCGATTCGGATTCTTCATGGCGAATACAGTCTCCAGGGACACTACAACAACTGTACGGTTCTGCCATCGCCCACCGGTCGTACATGCGAGAAGAACTGGTTGCCCATTCCGACTACAAATACGTTTATTTACGAATGGCACCCCTTCACGGTTTTGAATGAAAAGGGTGCTGTCATAAAGACCACCCCAACACCTCCAATGTTCTCGCTGTTTCGGGGATCGGCTCCACCGATTCGCATGGGGACACACTGGTGGGCACTGGTTCATATCGTGTCCTACGAAACAATCCGCAAGTATTACCATTGTCTTGTTGAACTGTCTGATGACATAAAGCCTACGAAGTGTACATTGCCGTTTGTCTTTGTGGATCCAGGCATCGAGTACTGCTTGTCCATGCGGAGCTCAGGAACAACGCTCTATTGCTATGCTGGGATTAATGAGACGGATGTATCCGAGTTTGCGATTCCTCACACCGAGTTTACATGGGTTTCCCTCTAAAAGAACATGCGTATAGGAGTTCTCATCCCGGTGTGTAGTCGTGCCCATGAGTGGACTCGATTTGACGAGTGTTTTTTGGTAACCAACTTCTTACCGTCTTTTCATGCTACGAAAGGTGCCCACGAGTACCGTATTTACATTGGAGTTGATGACAATGACGAGTTTTTCCTTCAACATCGTGGTAGGCTAGAGGAAATTGGATTCGTCGTGATCTTGTCGGGCTGCAATCATGCGCCCGCATGGGCCTGGAACAAACTTGCGCAGGTGTCGTATGACGCAGGCGATGACTACCTTTTTCAGATTGGCGATGACGTGATTCTTGAAACGCCTGGATGGACAGACGTATTTATCAAGACATTGGAGTCTCACCGTACCCGCGGTGTCGTGGGTCCAATCAATCCTGTCAATGCGGCTCTGCGAGGTGGCCAAAATTTGATCATTGAAAACGCCTTTGTCCATCGCAGCCACCTAGAAATCTTTGGGTCGTTCTTTCATCCAACGATTCGGAACTGGCACTGCGATGAATGGATGACTCGTGTCTATGATGGGATCTGTTCTCATACCGCCAATGAGATCACGATCCGAAACGGATGCATCGATAAGCGATATGCCATTGAATCAATTGATATTCGAGACCGTGTGCGTGAAGGGAAGGCAATCTTGCGTAGGGCACTAAAGGGCTGCTTTTCCTTCTGTTTGTATGGACCGTATACAGACAAGTACTACCGAGGTCTACTTGAGAACATTCCTCTGATTCGCACACACTATCCAAAGTCCGAGATTGTTGTGTATGCATCTCCGGAGGCAGCACCCTTCGTACAGTGTCCTGACGTGACGCTTCATGTCACGGGTGAACACGGATCTCGCAATATGGCCTATCGATTCATCCCCGCGTTTGGCTCGGACTATGATTTCGTCTGCGTGCGGGATACGGATAGCCGTATTCATGCGCGCGATCGGTGGTGTATTGATGCGTTTCTGGATAGTTCTTTTACTGCCTACACGATTCGTGATCACACGTGGCATGCCTATCGGATGATGGGTGGGTTATGGGGGTGTAAGGGGTCCATTCCTCTTTCTATTGATCTTCTTATGTCCCACGTTGCAACCAGTCCCGATGGATACACGATGGACACGACCATTCTAGAGCAGATTGTCTATCCGCGTGTGCGCGATACCTTTGTTGTCTTTTCTCATGTACCCAGTGGAGTGCTGAATGACCCAACTGAAAAAGTATGGGTGATCGAACACCCTGTTGTGAACGATGAGTTTTGTGGGAATGTTGTTCTGTACAAGGACGGCACTTCCTACCACGAGTTTACTCAGGTATAGAGCTGACGCCACGACTCGTTGATTACCTTCGTCTCCACCAGGATTCCCTTCACATCCTCGGGCGTGATGGTCATTGGGAGCTTGACTGCCTTGTAGAAGGGATACGTCTTGGCAGTCTTCTCGTCTGCAATCCGGAGGAGATTGATACGGGTCACCAGCGTCTCCACAGCACGGATCAGAACACGCACGCCCTCCTCTTCACTTGAGTACTCGGAGATCAAGAACTTTACCGCTTCCTCCGTGATCTTCAGATCCTCCTTCATATTCAGACGATCCAGAATCTGAGGCCACACATACTGGCTCAGGATCGCCTTCTTGTCTGCGGCCGTGTATCCCGAACAGTTGACAACCTGCATACGGTCCTTCAAGATCGGGTGGATCTTCGTCTCGTCATTGAAGCTAAACACAAACAGACACTGACTCAGATCAAAGTCAACTCCAGCAAAGTAGCGGTCGTGGAAGTGAGAGTTCTGCGACCTGTCTGTCAAGTGAATCAGCATGGAGATGATCTCTTCGCCGTGTGCCGTCGTGGAGACCTTGTCCAGCTCATCAAAGTAGATAACCGGGTTCATGCATCGAGCCGACATGATCGCATCGGCAATGCGGCCCCAGGTGGCACCTTCGTAGGTATAGGAATGACCCACAAAGTTTGCCGAGTCCGATGCACCTCCCAGGGAGAAGAACTCGAAGGGACGCTTCAGCACCTCGGCCACGCCGTGGCGGGCGAAGGACGTCTTGCCGACTCCCATCGGACCCTTGAGCGCAATCACGTTACCCACCGAGGTAGGGTTGGCGATCCACTGGGCAACAATCTGCATGATCTGTGCCTTGGCAGGTTCCATTCCGTAGACCGCCTTGTCCATGGTACTCTTGGTGTCCGCAAGGAACTTGGAGCAACCGGTCCGATCCTCGGTGAAGCTAACCGGCAACGGAACAACCTTGCCAAACGGAATGCGAAGAAATCCATCCACCCAGGTCTTGAGCTTGTGAATCTCTCCACCGTCAGCATCCATCTCATTCAGAATGTCAATCTTGCGAATCACGGATGCCTTGAGGGCGTCTGGGATCGGAAGACCTAGCACACGGAACTTGTAGGGAACCTCGCCATCGGATACCAGCTTGGCAAGACCCTTCATCTGCTCATTTAGGCGCCGGCGCTTCGACTTGGACAGGTCTCCAAAGTAGTCCTCTTCTTCCTCGTTGAGACGGAGTGCAGGCTCATCGTCGTCTTCCTCACGGCGGTCGCGACGACGACTTCCACTCTGCTGAGTCTTGGGAAGCCGTCCGTGGTCAGGGCGCACGTACTTGTCCATCAGGTGGGCGATAAAGTCATCCTCATCCTCTTCGGACTCGTCCTCACTCTCCTGGTCAATGTCGATACGGGAGTTTCCCTTACCGGAGAACTGATGGATATGCAGTTTAACAGACACCTTGGCACCCTTGGGGAGCTTGAGAGTTGTCTCTTCCTCTTCTTCGGTCTCTGACTCCTCTTCGGTCTCCGACTCCTCCTCGGCTTCAGACTCACTTGGCTCAAAATCAGAGTCCTCCTCGTCGTCCTCCTCTTGCTTGGTCTTGAGAGTGTCATCATCTACCCATACCACAGGAGACTTACGACTGCGAAGATTGTATCGCTTAAGAGGCATTCTTGCTGCTTCATAACATTTAAAACAAAGTAGTATCCATTTTTAATGGAAGACATTGTGAAGATTGTCAAGGACCTCGAAGATGAGAACAATCGGGTAGCCGCCTCGGATCCTGGAACAGTGACAGCATTGGGGGTCGTCCGTGCATTCTTGAAGAATCACCCCGTGATGTGTTACGGTGGTACGGCAATCAACGACCTTCTCCCCAAGGAGGACCAGTTCTACGACCCGAAGGTGGACGTGCCCGACTATGACTTCTTCAGCAAGACCCCTCAGGCACACTCTGTTATCATTGCCAATCAGCTCAAGGCCCATGGCATCAAGGCAGTGGAAGTGAAGCCGGGTATGCACATTGGCACCTTCAAGGTGTTTGCTGACTACACAGGTGTTGCCGACATCACCCACTTGGACGACGTTATCTTTGACCGACTGTGGAAGGAGGGTGAGGTGCGCAACAAGATCCACTATGTGCCGGTAAACTTTCTTCGGATGTCGATGTATCTGGAGCTTAGTCGCCCTCGTGGAGACGTGTCTCGTTGGGAAAAGGTGTATAAGCGACTGACCCTCTTGAACGAAGCACATCCAGTGACGTGCAAGAAGGACCCGCAGACTGAACGCACAGAACTGACGGAGCAGCAACAAAAGGGCGTGATTCGTCTGTTACGAAGCGAACCTGTTGTTTTGCTGGGTGTCAGCTCGGCTCAGATTCATCTTAATCAGGTCTGGACAACTCCAATCGGACTTCTTGCGGATGGTCCCACAATCGAACGACTGACAGCCGGTGAAAAGACGGAGGTATTCGAAGAGAGCGACATTCTTCCAAAGCGTACAACGGTGCTGGATTCGGCGGGCAAGAAGACGTTGTTTCGATTCTATGAGACAACTGCGTGCCACAGCTATCACAAGATGCAGAATGGCGTGAAGGTTGCTTCGATCCCGACAGCTCTTCAGTTCTTCTTTGCGTATATGTACTCGGGAGCCCACGAGGAGAAGCTGGCGAGTGTACTTTGTATTGCTCAGCGGTTGGTAGAGATTGCCAATGCAAAGCCTGAACGGAGGTTTGCTGTCTTGACGCCCAAGGAATGTATTGGGACACAAGAAAGTTTTACCGAGATGAAGCGCGACAAGGCCGAGCTCCTGCTTGAGCTGAGCAAGAACAAGTCATCCAAAGAATATTTGGAATACTTTTTTACGTATAATCCAGATGACAAGGCTGGAAAGAAAAAGGTAAAGAAGCAGCTGCAGACCCTCAAGGAGACTACACCGGAGGAAACTTCCCGTTCTTCCAAGTGAGAACAAGACCATTTCCGTTGTAGGTAAGACCCGCGCATGCCGGACAGGATGCACTGCCCGTTACGTTCGACGAAACCTCCTTGACACCCTGGAGGAACTGGAGGTACACGTCATTGCCGTTAGGGATACGCGGGCGAACAGCGTTAGGAGTAGACGAGTTGAACAGTTGATAAATTTCACGCACCCGCATTTGTGCGTCTACATCGGATGCATCCCGAATACGCATTCCTTGAATACCTGAAAGCGTTGCACTGTTTTGACCACCTGCGCTCATTACATCCTGCTGAGATTTAACTTCGCCCGATGTACCAGCTCATGTCGAAGTACTGCGGTCCAGACGGGCGAACTGTCAGATCATTCTTCGGGACATCAGACACCAGTGCAGAAATGTCACCTGCCGACAATGAACGCGGAGTATACTGGAGATTTGCGAGAACACCATCCCATCCCGTTGAAGACGTGGATCCCATCACAACAGCCGCATCGTTCTGTTTGGGGAGTTGGAGGAGGGAGTGGTGCTGGCGAATCACACCGTTGATGTACACATCGACTGCATCCTGATCCACTACAATTGCAAAGTGTACCCACTTGCCCGCTGGAATATTCGGGATTATGATTGATTCGGGTGTATTTGCATAGGTCTTGATGGACACGAGGAGAGAGTTTGATGTGGTGTCCAAGTACAGTCCGGGGCAATCCTCTTTGGTGAAGATGATGCGCTTCATTCCATAGTTGTATGTGAAATCCTTCACTAGAATCCAACCGGTGTACGTAAATGTTGCTCCTTGTTGCTGGTTAAACGATCGAACAAGTTTGTCCCCTGGTACGCTTTTTGTTTCCTTGCCCGATATAGATCCGGACATGATATCAATCGCATCTGTCGTCTTTGTGGGGACTGAGAAGATACGCCACAAAATGACACCGATGATGGCCACTGCAACAGCCGATGCCAGAATAGTATACACGCTCATTACCCTTTACTTAGAAACAAAGCCCTTAGCTGTTAGACGAAGGCCAGTTGTTCGGCCATCGGGTCGTCGGTTAACTCGGACTGCGCCTCCATCCAACCAAACCAAGTCCAGCATTGATTCGTAGTTAATTTTCCGCTGAATCTCAGCTGTTTCTGGATCGACCTTTCGGTCTCCAAGATTGTAAATGTAGTGGATTCGAGAGGGGTCGGATTGATATTCAGTTTGTAAAAACCCAGTCTTTGCTAGGCGAATCGCCCAATCAAGATCTTCTCCGCGGGTTGCACTTCCAAACGAAATCAGACTTCCAATTCCCGTCAGTACAATGTTCAAGTGATTGGGTGGGCGGATGAAGACATCTCCAATACACATCGGCATGTCCAAACGGTTCTCGATGCTATGCGTGAACGTGTATTGGTTCATTTGTCCTCGTAATCTGCAGCAGTGGAATCCACCTTGGATTGTTTGCAAAGCATCTTCAAAATACGCATCGGTGATCATGTCATCGTCATCCACGAACGAGCTGTACTTTCCCTTGGCACCCTGAAGGAGTTCCTGACGTTTTGTTCCAATCTTTTTTTCACGATTGTCGAAGGAGATTGAAATTTCAATTTTAAGGTCGGGACAAATCCGCGCACGTTTCTCATTGATTGCATCTAACAAGGTTTGAAGAGACTGTTCGCGACCCTTGATCGTCGCAATCAGAATGCTCCAGTCATACGCATACGTCTTACGAGAGATATACGTATACATATCTGCGGACCAGTATGTCTGATTCTTTGCATACAGTTGATCATGTTTTTGAGGAAATCCAGTTCCAGGGTGTTCGTGGCGAATCAGTACGGTCGGAATATAGGTGGTCTTGGATGCCAGCGAACTCGTGCACAGATCAGTGAACTCGGTATCGCAAAACAGACTCTTGTAGACTGGATGGTAGATATATCCAAACGATTCGTACATCTTCCGACCCATGATTGAGATTGTATTGAGCTTCTTCCCCTGCGTCCCGTCATTCACCCACAAGATCCTGTTCGTATCTTCCATCATGTGATTTCGCAGTACTTCGTCGTATCCCTTGACCTGTGGAACCATATCATCGGACACGAGAACTACCATATCCCATTCCCACGGAACGGATGAAATGTCTGCATTGACGGCTTCAATCTTTGTTGTGCTGTTCCCGTAATAGATCTCAGACCAGGCGGTTTTGTAGGTAATGTTCTTGATTTGATATTGGACAGAATCAGATCTCATTGTTGCATCGTCAAGATCACACGTAACACAAACTCCGAGTAAATCTGGACGAGTTGCTAACGAAATATATTGGTTTAGAACGCGAAGAAACTGGGCTGGTCTAGACCGCGTTGGGCATTTCAGGAGGATACGCATTACTCTTTAGAAAGATCCACTTTGAACCACTTTACCCGAACTGTCCTTGACGTTGAAGGTGAAGGTGTATCCGAACAGAGTCATCTTGGTTCCCTCTGTTGTGTTCGTGGAGGAAGGCTGAGCAAAGGACGCACAGTTGGTGCCGGCGGCAAAGAACGCAGCGGCATCGGAGGGACCCAGCATATTCGGGTATGCGTGGATGTTGCAGAGCGAACCAGAGAATCCACCGTTGTTCGCCGTCTTCAGGGCGCCGGCAGCCGGACGAGGAACGCCGGGCAGAACACACGACTTCACCAGCTTTCCATTGATGTACACGTCCAGATTGCGCTGGAATACCGTCACAGAGACTGCAAACCAGGTTTGGAGCGGGACGTTCTCGACCGTACATGTGTACGAATCTCCAGTGGCGCTGGTACTGTTCGCGGCGGCCGGGGTGCCGGTCGATCCACCGCCCGGTGTTGCGGTGTAGATCGAGACCTTCACGTTCAGACTGTTATTGGTTGGGTCGAGCGTAATCTCAGGGTTACGATATCCGGTATTGGTAGAATCTTCACGATAGATCACGCCCTTTTCCTTGTTAAACCCGTATGTCCAGTCCTTGATGAACATCCAGAACTGAATACCGTTATCTGCTCCTTGGGTAATCGGTGCATTCGCTGCTGGAATGGTTTTTGCTATTGTCCCATCTATTGGAAGGGGTGCTTGGTCGGGGACAGTCGGTGAACCCAAGATACTCACAGCTTGTTTGCCGCTTGAAGTTGCCACCGCATTGTAAATAAACAGCGCAGCCAACAGAAGAACGCCCAATCCCACAATCACAACCAGCGCCTTTGCAATCACACCCATTGATCCAAATCCTGAACTTGTGCTTGTGCTACTGCTATACATGGAGGGACCGTAAGAAGGTCCATAGAGCGATGGTCTTGACGTGGAACCTCCCATTTATGTATCACTTACAAAGGAAGTTATGCTAAGACACAATGGAAAAACGAACCGGACCTCCACCAAGACAACAGACCGTAATGTATTGTAACAATTGTGGTACAAAAGGTCATCTCTTCCGATCGTGTAATGACCCGGTATTGTCGTGTGGGCTTATTCTTGTTGAAAATGACTCGTTGCCTGTAGACTCGAAAAAGACCCGTCTCTTGATGATACGTCGAAAAGATAGTATGAGTTTCGCTGAGTTTATGCGTGGGAAGTATGATCCATCGAACACGGAGTACGTGGCTCGCCTGGTCGGAAACATGACGATTGCTGAGCAGAAGATGATTGCCGAAGAAACATTTGAAACGACATGGAAAACGTTGTGGGGCGAGGATCACCTGAGCGGCGACTATGGACCCTCTCAAGTCAAGTTCAACCAACTCAATCGCGCCGAGTTGGTGGCAAACAATCCATCGGGCTACCAAGAGCCTGAATGGGGATTCCCGAAGGGGCGCAGGATTCGTGGGGAATCGGATGTAGACTGTGCAATCCGAGAGTTTGGCGAAGAGACCAACATTCCCCGTGATTCGTATGTGGTCCTGAAGAACATCCGATTGGAAGAAACGTTCGAAGGCTTGAATGGAATCTCGTACCGTCACCTGTACTTCGTGGCACTGGTCAAGAACCCAGAAATGATCGACTTGAATCAGCGATTTACTCCGATGCAACGCCGAGAGATCTCGGGCATTGCGTGGAAGTCGTTTGTTGAGTGCGCCCAGCATGTGAGACCGCACCATGTACAGCGAGAGGCAATGATCAAGGAACTCGAGTCCGTGTTGGATACATTTGAAACCGTATAGTTAGGACGTGAATCGGAATCCCGACAGGTACACCGTAATACAGTACGAGACAACGGCGATGGCAAACACCCACCACCAAACAGGAAAAATAGTGGCTTCACGATCCGTAACCCCAAACGGGCGGATCCGTCCTTCACGCCCAAAGGCTACGGACGGCTTCAGATACAGGAACGCAGCCATTAAGAAGAGATAAATTGTCACCATGAACATGCGGTGACTATGTCGCACACTTCCCATTAGTTCTCACGGGGAATATGTTTCCAACTCTTTCCTCTTATTATATCTGAAATTGTCGCACGGCTTATATTATAAAGTTCCGACATGCTTTGCTGTGTATATGTATTTGCATCTCTAAGAATAGCTCTTACGTGTGCTTCTGTGAGTTTAGAAGACCCATGTGCGTCACCTTGAAGTTTTGATTGTCTTCCTCGATTAACCTTTTCGATTACATTGTCTACATGCGTTCCTTCATGTAAGTGGTCCTGATTACAACATGGGGGATTGTCGCAACTATGTAGAGCACATAGACCGTCTCCAATCGCTCTCCCAAGTTTCATTTCGAGTGCAACTCTATGAGAAAGCCCAGGCTTCATAATCATTGGTAACTTAACTATACCATATCCTGCTTTGTTCACCCCACGCGTCCATACCCGACAGCCATTTTCTTTGGTCTCAAGTTGATTATTAAACCATTCCACGAACGCGTCTCCCGAAAGATTCTGTCTTCTCCGGGTGGACATACTTGCCTTTAATGTTATAGTCGTGATGTTCATTTTGTTGACACAGATTAATGAGGGCAGCCCCATCCTACGTGCTCCCTAATCGGAAGGCATTCTCAGATGCCATTACACGAATGTTCATCAAGTCGGACTACCGGGCACAGGACAAGGACCCCTTGGACGAAGAAGATAAGGATGTTGATCTCTGTTTGAAGAGAGCAGGTACAGGACGTGAGCTTTTTCCTTATCAAAAGATCATTCGCGACTACCTAAAAATTGAAACTCCGTATCGTGGGTTGTTGGTCTACCACGGTCTCGGATCGGGCAAAACGTGTTCGTCTATCGCGGTGGCGGAGTCCCTGCTGAGCACCAGCAAGGTCTTTGTGATGCTCCCCGCCTCCCTTGAAGCCAACTATCGCGAGGAGTTGCAGAAGTGTGGAGATCCAATCTACGCCGTTGAAAATCACTGGACCGTGCGCCCGATATCGGATGCCGTTCGGAAAGAGGGAAAGCGACTGGGTATTTCCGAGAAGTTTATGGAGAAGAACCAGCGCATCTTTGTGACCACTCCGTCCGAGACGCCAAACTTTGAAAGCCTCTCCACCAAAGACAAGGCTGATATTCGTGCGCAAATCAAGGATATCTTGGAGCAACGATTCAACTTTATCCGCTACAATGGTCTCACACGCTCAAATATTGCAGAGTATACGAAAGAGGGTCAATACGACGATTCAGTTGTGATTATTGACGAAGCGCATAACTTGATTTCTCGAGTGATCAATGAGTCTGAAATCACATCCAAGCTGTACGATGCTATTTACCACGCCAAGCGGTGCAAGATTGTCCTGCTGTCAGGCACTCCGATTATCAATTCACCCAACGAGATTTCGTACATGATGAACCTTCTTCGTGGACCCATTGAGCGAATCACCATTCCTTTCAAGACCATTCCTGCATGGGACGAAGAAAGGATTACAAAGGCGTTTCGCGGAATTCCCGAGGTCGACACCATCGAGTTCAATGCCCTGAAGAAATACGTCATGATAACCCGCAATCCTCCCCAGTTCCGTTCCACGTATAACGGCGAAGGTGATCGTATTGCCGTGCAATACATGAAGGATCTGCCGTTTGTTTCGATTGCCGCAGACTGGGTCGCGGGCATCAAGGCAAAGATTGAGACGGATGTAGGCGGAGGTGAAATTGCAACCGAAAGGGTATCAACTGAAGAGCTCCAGTGTCTGCCCACAGACTATGAAGAGTTTGCAAATTTGTTCCTGGATGGTCTGAACATCAAGAACCCGATGCTCTTTCGTCGGCGCATTCAAGGGTTGGTTTCGTATTTCAAGGGTGCCGATGAGCGTCTGCTTCCTCAACGTATCGACCTGGACGAGACGCTGATCAAGGTTGAGATGTCCGACGAGCAGTTCATTCGCTACCTGGCAGTCCGTTGGGAAGAGATGAAGATAGACTCTCGTCGTGGTCGATCAAAGCTGGACGAGAATCTCAGCACATTCCGTGTTCCAACCCGTCTTGTCTGCGACTATGCTACACCACCGGAGCTGACCATCAAAGAGGATCCAGATGTTGTCTCTGAAAGCAAGAAGCCTCCGAAAGAAGAGTCCGATGCGGTGATCAAGAAGTTGAAGGCAGCGGCGGATCGGTACCTGTCCCCAAAGGGGCTTGAGACGTTCAGCCCCAAGATGCTGAAGATTCTGACCAACATCAAGGCGGGCAAGGATGCAAACCAGTTTGTTTACTCTCAGTATCGCTCATTGGAAGGTCTGGGCGTCTTGTCGGCGGTGCTGGACACTGCAGGATGGCAACCGTACAAGATTGTGAAGAAAGCCGGACAGTGGGTGGAAGATCCAGACATGGACGACAAACCCGCTTACACCTTCTACACGGGTGAGGAAGATGCCGAGGAGCGTGATCTGACTCGTCAGATCTTTAACGGTGTGTACTCCAAGAACTTCCCAGCATCCTTGAAGGAAAGTGTGAATGCCCGTGGCAAGAAGATTCTGACTGTCCTGATGGCCTCTGCATCCGGCGCTGAAGGTATCACGCTCAACAATGTCCGATTCGTGCACATTATGGAGCCTCACTGGACGCCTGCTCGCCACGATCAGGTCATTGGGCGCGCCATCCGTATCTGCTCCCACGCTACCTTGCCAATGGAAGAACGGACGGTGAAAGTCTCTTTTTACATTTCGGTGTTCACGGAGAAGCAGATGAAGTCGGCTGATTACCCGAACATTGTCCCGATTCGCAGGAATGACATGGTGATAAAGCGTTATGAAGGCGACCCGGTGGAGACGTTCATGTCCACTGACGAGTATTTGTATGAGACTGCCTATGAGAAAGAGCGCATCGGACAGCGGATGTCCTTGTTGCTCAAACAGTCGGCGGTTGATTGCGAAATCCACCGGAAGCTCCATTCTCGTGAACGTCCGGTGGTCTCGTGTATGCGATTCGACTCCACGACCGCCGGTGAAGATCTGGCATTCAGACCGAATATTAAAAACGAAGACTTGGATGAGACGGTGTTGCGCAATACATCAAACAAGCACCGAGTGTTACAAAAAGTGATGGTCAAGGGAATCTCACTGATCATTGATCGGAACACCAAGGAGGTCTTCGATGGACCCGCTTGGGACGACAATCAGCGTCTCCTCCGGATGGGCAAGATGGTCAGCCCTACTTCAATTGAATTTCTGCTCTGACACACTCGTCAAGCCTCGCTCTTGACGTCCTCAATCCACCCGGCACAGACATCGGTCCACGTCTTAAACTTGTAGCTCAAGGCTGACTTCTTGAACTGAGGCAGGACCTTGATAAGATCGTCCATTCGATCGGCAAGCTCCTTGTAGCAGAATGACGGCGCCCACAATCCAAGGGGCATTGTACCCGGAAAGTACCAGCGGTCACGCGGTGGAACAAATGCACATACAGTCTCGTTCATGAAGGAGCGATACGTTCCAATGTCCGTCACAATCTGGGGTGCTCCAGTGTACAGGTGCTCGATCTGACACAGACCAAATCCCTCGCCATCCGACGTATTCACACCGATATCTCCAGCATTGTAGATCTCGTTGATGGATGCATCGGGAACCGGCTTTGCAGACGTGTCGACAAGCAACAGTCTCTTGCTAAGCTCTCCAACATCAAGTCCATGACGGTCAAGCTCGGTGGCAAAGATACGGCTGACATCGTAGTATGCACCCTGCTGAGCATTCATCCCCGTCACAATCATAAAGTAGTACGGCTTGGTCGTATCACGACGAAGCAGCTCGGCAAACCCCATCAGTGCAAGATCGAGTCGCTTTCGCTGACTGTTGCGATTCGCATTCACAAACAGAACTCCTCCGGGCGGGATTCCCATTGTTGATCGAATAGATGCACGGACTGAATCAGGGAGCCTAGAAAACAACGTTGTGTCCACTGCATTCTCCAGAACACGAATGTCTGGAAAGGGTGCATACTTGGTGTAGATGTCTGCCCAGTACTGTGTGAAGCAGTATACACGGTGCGCATTCTTTGTGATCGTCTCGATCAGTGGAGGGGCAATGCCCTCGTAGACCTGATCCACATAGACCCACAACTTATACGGTGACGTCGCCTTGTCAAACTTCATGGCCTCCACAAAACGGTGGATGATCAACGGATCATTGTAGATCATCACCACATCTGGATTCACCATCTCCAGATACTCGTAGATCTTGTTGAATCCAAACCCCTCCTCCTTCGGATCCTCATTGGCAGCTGCATCGTAGGCAATGACACCCTTGGGAACCGTGCGAATGCTCGTCCGTGCAGGAAGGCGCTGAAATCCAAAGTGATACGTCTTTACCTGCGGTGACAGGGTCGCCAGCTGTCCAAGAAGATTGTACACCACCTTGGAATACCCCGTCGTCTGATCTACGTGCGTGCTAACAAGAACAAACCGCATTGTGTTCTTAGTCTTTTCTCTCCGTAAACCATAATGCCCGTCTTGCGCCCATCGAGTTCCGATTTCACATCCTTCGTCAAGGCGGCTGCGCAGTATGTTGCACCTGGACGTACTGCTAAGGTCTCTAAATCTGGGGGTGTTCCTGTTGCTTTACCTGGGTTAGGCGCTGTCGTCCGCACATCCCAGGTCGGTGCATTGGCGTCGCCCAGTACAAGTGCGGTCATCATCAACGGAGTGACACCACTGGCGGCAGTTTCTGCGGCGGTGATTAGAGTGCTTCTAGGTATTGTCACGACGCTCGCAGGAAATGGCACTGCCACCTTCGCTAACGGCACAGGCGCCGCCGCGAGATTTAACGGTCCGAAAGGAGTCGCAGTGACATCGACCGGTGATATCGTCGTTGCGGACCCCGGTAACAACCGCATCCGGCTTGTGACACCGGGCGGTGTGGTCTCCACTCTCGCGGGACAGACAACCGCCGGCTTCGGCGACGGCACAGGCGCCGCTGCGA